TTTCCACTCACCGTTTCTTTTGTATAAGAAAACTTGATCTTCTTTTACAAGATAAGTATTTTCGTCAAAATAACTTCTACTATTCTTTTCTTCACCTCTAACGTCTAACCAACGTCTAAATACGTTGTGATGCGTTACAATAGTGTCTCCTGTTTTTATTTCTGTTTCAAAAGCTGTAGGAACTGATTTAACAATAGCCTCTCTATTTACAAACTCATGATTAAATATCTCTGTATTTAATATAAGATCTTTATCGTCAACTCTAGTTGTATTGTTATATCTATTTCCTTTTGGCTCTATAACAAAGTCAAAAGGCGCTTTCATTAGTATTCTAGATTATATTCTACAGATACCGCCATATTCTTATTAAAGTCTTTCCACGGTAAGACATCTTTGTTTTTCTTTATATAAATAGAGTACTTATCTTTCTCTTCTATAATATCAGATATTGTATGTCCTCCATAAACCTCCTGTCCAACAGCATAGTGCATTGCATCGTTTTTATAATCTTTACCTACGGTAATTTTTCTAATCAACTTGCTCATCGTAATTTATTTCTCCAGTATGGATGTTAATATTATCAGTGCCATACTCTTTTTTTAATTCATCTTGCATCTTAGCTAATTCTCCTTGAAAACTAACCACGTGATCAAGCATAGCGTGTTTTCTAGTTTCTAAGCTACCAATTTCCATTTGAGCTCTATTTAAGTTATTGATAATGCCCTGCATTTTACTTAAATAATCATTGCTAATTTTTGTAGGTTTTTCACCTCTTAATTCTTTAATTTTTCTTGTTGTGTTTTTTGCCATTTTATTTAATTTAATTTAATTTTAATTGTTTTATATACTTGCTAAATATATCTGTAAATTAGCTCTATCACTAGCGCTAAGAGCGTCATTGCATAGTATTATTTCATAGAACCTTACACCTGTTGCTGGTTGACCAACTTTTTTAAGTTCAAATTGTTCTGATATATTCTGAGTTCCGTCTCCAGAGTCCCATGTTAACCCGCTGCCATCAACATACACAGCTAGTCTATCGTCATCCGAAGACGCGGTGTCTTCACGTTCTAAGCCTATACTAAATTTTGTGTCAGGTTCTAACGTAACACCAGATGATATATCGTGTCTTGCCCCATTGTTTATTTTTACTCTTATAGTTGAGGCATCATGTATTTTCCAAAAATCCGCAGCTGTTTCTTCAAAAAGAAAATCACCATCAAAATCTTCCATTTCACATCTAACGTATATAGAAAATGTACCTAAATCTAGATTAGTTCCAAACGTTAATATATCTCCTGTAGCATTAAAATGAACAGCGTTTTTTGTGCTATCAAACGTAGGACTTTGTGTTGATGGATCACCCACTGATGTTAAGTTGTTACTACCTTTTTGGTCTGCCCAAACAGTTACGTCATTTTCTCCATCAAGGGTTATACCAGTGTTGTATTTGTACCAATGTATCAAGCTTGATATATTAGCTGGCGTCCACTCGCTAGAAGCTACGCCACTTGTTATACTATTACCTAATCCTAACATTACTTACCGAAGTAACAGATTACTCCAGCCGCAGAAGGTGTAAATGTTGTCCACCTACCGTATATTGTAACTCCTTTTGGAAAAACTTGGGAAGCAGCCGTTAAACCACCCGCGCCATGAAAGTCATCAAGGAAAATTAACCCTTGTGTTGATGGAGTTATTTGAGCATCTAGCTTAACTGTAGTTGCCCCATCGTAAGAAGTAACTTTAACTCCTTGTTGATTAGGTCCTCTAGTGATTGGAATTGGAGTTTCCGCGTCAATAGTTATACCAGCAGTATCGGTGTCTCCAGCCGCGACTAGCAGTACATATTGTCCTACTTTAATTTTATTACTAGCAGACGCGATTGTAACATCACTACCCGCTGCAATAGTGCCATCGCTAACATCTCTAGCAACAGCTCCGTTAAAATTCGCATGATTATCTGCAACTTGAATATCTCCACTTGTACCTTGTATGCTAACATAACTAGGTCCTTCAGTGTCTAATTTTTCAGGTGTTAAAACAGTTGGCGTGTTATCTGCTAAAAACGTAATAGCAGTTATAACTAATCCTGTTGGAGGTACTATTGGTTTAGCTAAATCTGAATAAGCGCTACCAAACTGACCGAAACCATAAGCGACTTCTGTTGAATTTTGTCCCATTTTATTTTTTTACTTTTTCTAGTGATCTACCGCCAAAGTAGGCACCGATCACTGTTATTAATACTAATTGTAATAAGTCTACCCAAGAAGCTTTAACCTCAAATGATATAACACCAGCATCGATAAATATTAACAATACTGTTGATACACATAAGAATATTAAAACTAATGGTCTTATATTTTTTGATAACCAAGAGTCCGAACTCATGTCCATGCTCCATCTGTTAGAAACCTCTTTTTGCATTTGAGCTTCATAACCCATTATCATATCTTTTATTTTCTTTTCAGCTTCAAGCTTTTCTTCTTTAGATGTATGTAAGTTATCTATAACCCCACCAACACCTTTTATTAATTCAGTAGCTCCACCTGAAAATATTTTTCCTAATATACTCATAGTTAATCTATTTCGTCTATATTTTCTCCTTGATTTTTCATTTGTTTATCTCTAGAACCAGCTGGTGGCTTATAGTAGTACTTTATTTTTGTACCATCATCTTTAGTGTAGTTTACAAATTTACCTTTTGGTCCTATACTTGGTTTTAAATCTAGTTGTCCCTCATCTATTTGAGAAGTTAGTTTAGCTGTTCCGTCCGCTTTGTACACTGTGTCAGGAAATCCTTTTGCGCCATGACCGGTTTTTGCGTCTTGTTTTAACGCGGACACCATTTTTAACAATGAAGGTCCTTTCATTTTATATCCCATATTATTTGTTTTATTCCCAAGGCATTTGTTCCCAAGGAAACTCTTTGCTTCCTTCTGGTAACATCTCGCCATTGTAATTAATCATTCCGTTTTTTCTTTCGTAAACTCTACCGTTCCACTTTATATGATTATCGTCATAAGCAAGCTTACCTATCTTCATATCTGTTTGATGTACCATCTCGTGCATAAGTACGTGTTGCTCTTCCATACTTCCTGGAACTAATTTGTCACTTATAAATATAGACCCATCGCTGTTAGCCTCACCCATTATGCCTCCTTCTAGATTTTTACGTAATACTGGCGTTCCAGGTATAGACGAATCGTCTTGCTTAAAAGACATTTTAGATTTAACTTGCCCTTTATCAAGTATTGGTCTACGTGATGATCCTAGTTTAAAAGCCATATTATTTCTTTTTCATTTTATCTTTAATGTAAGCGTCTGGTGAGTCCATCGCGTCGTCTTCAAGTTTTTCTATTGTTTCACCTATTTTAAATGAATCTTCAATTTCTTTTTTTGAAGGCTTTACTTTTGTTTCTACGGGTCCTTTTTGTTTCTTTTTTAGAAACTCAGGATATAGTGATGGTCCTTTCATTTTATATGTCATATTACCTGTCTTTATCTTTAATCATATCGTCTATAGCTTTATTGTAAACTTTATCTGTATATGACTTGTTATTAAAAAATACACTTCGCTCTGAAACAGGTAGATCTTCTTCACCAAGTAATATTCTATATATTCTACTTATTAGCTGGCCACATTTAAATGAAGTTTTAAATACAGAATATTTTATTGTTGTTCTGTTTCTTTGTCTCCATACCTCGATCCAACCTTCTCTTCTTAGTTTTTCCCACCGGTTTTTATCCCAGCTCATGGTATAAGTACCATCTATAAATTCGTTTCGTGTAAATCTTTTTTTACAATCTAAGTAAATTAATAATTCTAAATCCGCGTCTGTTAACCCGTAAGTCTTACAGGCCCACTTTCGTGTGAGCCTGTAGTACTTAAGGATATTCATTTCACGCAGATCTTGCGCGGTTAATCGCATTTATTATGTAGCCATACCTGCCGCACCGCCTTCAGGAGCGTACTCAATACTAGTAATGCTAGCAGGATTGTCCCCACCTAGTATTTCAGTTTTTCCAAAGCCTAGATCAATAACACTTATTAATCTACCATCTCTTGGGAAAGCGTTACAAGCATCGTTCATAAGTTTACAAATATCTTCAAACTTACCATTAGCATGTTCTATTGTAACTACATCATCTGTAGCGTCACCTAATATAGAAGCAAAGTGTAAACTTGTAGTGTTAGTATCAGTTGCAACCATACCTTTTAAAGCACTTACTGGATACATAAAACTAGTTTCTAAACCTTGTTTAAAAGTTATAGTTACTGTATCTGAAGAAGCTAAAGTATAACCACCAGTCGTAGTGTGAGCATCTAAAGTTAAAACTCCATTTGATAACGCTTGACCAGCTGGATCAATATAATGAATAGATCCTGTAGCTATTGCTAAAGCTGTTGAACTATATGTAGGGACTGGTAATACAGCTGTAGTTTCAAATAAAATTGAAGCGTGACCCGTTCCACCACCAGCGGCTGAAGTTATAGCTACAGAAGCTATTTCGTTAATATTGTCTAAGTTTGCAGCAACACCAACACCTGTAAAAGCATTTGTTGCATTAGAAGAACCACTAAAAGTAGCCGTAGCTGTTACTGGTCTTAATTTTCTAAAATATAAATAATTTTCCATGATTAATCTATTGTTATTGCTACAGCAGTAACTTCACTTATACCAGAAGAGCTAATAGCACCTTCATTAGCTGGTAAAGTATTTAAGTCTTTTATTACTGTAAAGTTAGTAGTATTTTTTCTATTTCCGCTCGCAAGTTGTGCAAATTTTTCCATAACAAGTTTAGTGTTAGCACTTTCTACTCGCCCGTTACCAACGTGAGCTGCACCTGTACCAGATGATGAAGTAGCGCCTGTTGCATCAGCAACGGCTGCAAATGTTAAAAGCACGCCATTAGCTGTTGTCCCTGTACCATCTTGTGGCGCAAAGAAAAACTCAGCTGTAGTATTAGACATAGATACAGCGCCTCTAAACGTAGACGCCGGAAACATAGCCATGTCCTTGTCTGTATCGTTTCCACCGTCGTTTGCAAAGTATAAATAATTTTCTTCTCTCATTTTTTATAATATATTATGATACACCATCAACTGATAGTAAATCTGGATGAATAAATTCTCCTGTTAAAGAGTCCGCGATTTTCACGTATTTTCCTTGTACACCATGTCCACTCATAGCACCTGCTATAGCTTGACATGCTCTCTTCATTTCTACTCCAGTACCTACAGTATCTGTAACAGTAACTTCAACAGTAGTCGCCGCTGCTGATCCATCAATATCTTCAAAACGAAGTTTCATTGATCCTGCTCCGTCACATTTTAATCCTAAAAAGTTAGAAGCTGGTCCAGAATAAGCAGCATTTACAGCGTCAATAAGCGTAACAGTAGTTTCACCACCGTGAGATGGTACATGTTTTTGAATTGCCATAATTTTTTTTGTTTTTAATTAATAATTTGTTTTCGTTTCTAAGTTTGTAGTTTGAGGTTTGTGGTTTGGGCTTAATCTATAAGTACGACGTCTTGTTGTTTTATAACGCCGTAAAATTTATCTTTATGCTGAATTCCGTGTCCAGCGTGTTTGTCGTAGTAAATAATGTCGTTTTCCTTTATTCCCTCAACATTATGTCCGATAGATATTACTTTTGCCTTTATATATCTATTGTCTTCGTTTACTTCATCTGTAAGGATTAGGCCACCTACTTTCTTCGGTCCCTCCTTTATCGGTTCTATTATTAGATAATGATTAACTGCCTTCATTTACTCTTATATTAGATATTACACAATTTGCGGAGATTATAGTACTAATTACAGAAATTGCGTTCTTTAATGCTGTTTTTGTTACTAACACTGGATCTATAACTCCGTGCTCAACCATATCTACAATTTCACCAGTTACAACGTCAATACCAGTACCTTTTACATTTGGCAGTTCATAATCTTCTATACCCGCGTTGTGTAGTATTGTCCTGAACGGTGCTTTAATTGCGTTTAACAGTATTGTTTCTCCAACATTTTTAGGCTCTATATATTGAGAAGCATTCAACAATGCAATTCCACCGCCGGGAACAATACCTTCTTTTAATGCAGCTTTAGTTGCGTATATCGCGTCTTCTACTCTATCTTTCTTTTCTTTTAGCTCTACTTTAGAATCTGCACCAACCCTAACGATCGCAACAGATCCAGACAGCATAGTTATTCTTTTTTCTAAAAATCTTTTTAAGAAACCGTCTTTTTCGTTATTTTTAAGCTTTGTTACCTCTTTAATTCTTTCGGACACGTCTATAGTGTCAAGAGTTGTAAATACAGTACTTTTATCATCTGTAACTGTTTTTTCAACTTCTCCTAGTATATTTAAAGATATACCGTCTAAATCATCTCCAAGCTCTTCGTTTATAACATCAGCGCCAGTTAGTAGTGCTAAATCTTTAACAGTGTCTCTTTTAGTAGGACCAAAGCCTGGTAAGTCAATTATATTGACTTTTATGTTACCTTTTACTTTATTCATTAAAAGCGCCGATTTTACCTGTTGAGATACTGGCGCTACTATAAGTAAAGATTTATTATTTTTAATAACAAACTCTAGTATGTTTTGTATTTTTCTAATATTAGGTATTTCTGATTCAACTATAAGCACTAAAGGGTTTTCTAATATAGATCTTTGTTTATCCGTGTCAGTTACAAAATGTGGAGAAGTAAGACCACAGTCTATTTGTACACCGTCTACAACTTCAACGTATGTATTTTCTGTTTCAGATCCTTCCATTAACACTACTCCATCTTTACCTACTTTTTCATAAGCCTCAGATATTATCTTACCAAGAGCCAAATCGTTGTTACAACTAATAGCACTAACGCTTTGTAGCATGTCTCCTTTTATATCTAATGCGTTTTCTTTTAAATAATTATTAACTTTCTTTGCTCCAGAGTTAATACCTTCTTTTATTTCTCTAATAGTCGCATTTTTCTCACGACTAACTTCTTTTATTAGTGATTCAGCGAGGACGGTCGCCGTTGTGGTTCCGTCCCCCGCCTCTTTCACCGTATTTCTAGCGGCCTCTTTAATAAGGGTTGCACCCATATTTTCAACCGGGTCAAATAAGACAACTGATTCTGCTACAGTTACCCCGTCTTTTGTTATGACCGGGTTGCCTCGTGCGTCTTCATATATAACGCATTGTCCTGAGGCTCCAAGGGTAGATTTAACAGCTTGTGCTAATTTATCTACGCCTTTAATGATTTTAGCTTTAGCTTGATCACCAAAGTTTAAGTCTTTGACAATCTCGCTAGGTAGATTGTATTCCATTTAATTTAATTTAATTGTGTTTCTGTTTAAGTGTTTTACTCCTTTTTGTTTTTAAAGTATTTTTCTTTTTCTTTTTTCATCATATTCAGATTCTTTTTATTACTATAAAACTCTTGGTATTCTTTTAACGCTTTACTATCTCCATATTTAGGTTGAGGTGGCTTCAACCCTTGCTTCTCCGCGTAAGCATTAAACT